GTCGTGATTGTCGAAGGGGCTACACCTGCACCGCCGCCTACAACCAGCGCACTTGCTGACAGCGCACCAGAGCTTGCAAGGGTTCCGGAAGCCGAGTAGTACAGGACACCGCCAGACGTACCAGAGCTAATACCTGTGCCGCCAGAAGCCACGGGGAGAGCCGCTCCCAGTGTCATGGAGGATGCGTATGTGGTCACATCAACGACGTTCGTGCCGTCGTTGTAGACCATCATGGTCTTGCCTGTTGGTACAGCGATGCCGGTTCCGGTGGAGTTCTTGACCGTGACCGTATCTGCTACGCCGTTATAAATAATGTATGACTTCTCGATGGCGGGGACAATTAAGTTTCTTGCGCCGCCAGAGGTTCCAGTTAGGTTTAAACGGAAGTTACGCGCCGTCTGGGATGCGTTGGTATCCGTCAGGGTTAAGGTAACGTCTGCGCTGGCAAAGGTAACGTCAGCAGACCCAACGATTGCCTCTTCAAGCGCAGTACCCAAGTTCGTGTTGGTCGTAATGCCCCACGTACCTGACTGCTCACCCGTGGCAATCAGTTCAATTTTTAGATTGCTGTATGTACTAGCCATGTTCTTTCCTTATGCCGCTTGAATTTCGACCCAATTAGGATCTTGGTAGTTGCCAATTACAGACCAGTTTGGATTCTGATAATCATCAACTGCCGTCCATCCACCTATTACTACTGAACCAACCTGACCCGTGCCAGATACGCCAGTTACTACTACGCTGTCATCCGTTTTAATTACAACCGTGCCTATCGCACCTGTTGCAAAAACACCTGTTAGAACCTTGGTTGGGGTGGGTACAACCGATCCCACAGAAGCTGTTGCGCCAACCCCGGTTACATTCACTAGACCCGGATAATCTAGTATTACGTCCCCTATGGCTCCTGTACCTTGAACGCCCGTGGCATTAAAGGTAGAACTTATAGAGAATGTTACCGTTCCAACATCTCCAGTTGCACTTACTCCCGTGACAACTGTTATTACCTGCGGTGTTACCGGTTCTACAGATCCTGTTCCAGATACCCCGATAGCATGTACAACCGTTCCAATAACGAAAGTAACAGTTCCTACCGCGCCAATGCCTTCCACACCAATAGGCACGACAATATCATCAACCTGTACAGAGAAGTTGCCAATCTGACCAACACCCTGTACGCCCGTTGTGGTGAAGGAAACTAAGGGGGTAACCGTTCCAACCTGACCCGTTCCTTCAACCCCAACCGGGATAACAATGTCACCTGTTGATGTAGTTACGTTCCCTACATTGCCCGTACCGGACACCCCGGTAATTGATGGGCTTACAACTAGAGTGACACTTCCTACACTGCCTGTTCCTGATACTCCTGTCGGGGTGACAATCTTGGCTTCAATGATGCCGCCCCAACCATTCTCACCCCATGTGCCAATACCCCAGCCTGATGTATTGGTCGCAGGAATACCACCCCAAGTGGCATCCCCCCACGCACCTTCACCCCAAGCCTTGACAAGGTTTGGCACATTCTCTTCCTATTAGGCGATACGAATAATTGCAGTTGCTGCCGCAGGAGCCGGGAATTGAATCTGGAAGTCGCCCGAACTCACCTGCTGGTCACCACCAAAATTCAACACAGCACAAGCAGGATCACCAGTGGCGCTGTCGTTGTAAATGATTGCTCCAGAAGTGGTAAATGTCGCACCACTCCATGTCGTGTTATCAAAGTCACAAACAGCGGTCGTCCCATCTGCAACCGGCGTAACTGATGTCAGCGTATTACCGCCCGTGGTGTAACCGTTTCCATTAGCCAACTCATCCGAATTGCCTGTCAGATTGGTGTAGCTAGTCGTAGCTGCGCCGTACGTGCCAGTGATGGAAGCTGTGGCTTTACCCAGAGCAATCTTAAATGTGTTGCCAGTAGAGGCTGTGAAATTGTGTACCGCCTTCAGGATTTCCACCTTAAACGAGGTCGGCATTGCTGTAGTAAATCCGGGCATGTTAATTCTCCAAAAGTTTTACCAATTCAGGGTGCCCCGCTTCACGAAGGCGATTTGCCAGTGTGGTGTTATGCGAGGCAACTGCCTGACGCATATACCGCACCAATACTGCTCGGATCTGGCTCTTGAACGCTTCCGCTTGGTCTCGGATAACGGGATGAGAGCTTTCCCCAACATAAACAATTTTCTCTAAAGCCATTTCTGCAACTTCCTCTGGGGTAAAGCCTCGACCAGAGACTGAAACAGCCTTGATTTCTCCCAAAAGAACGCCGCCAGAGCTAGAGATCATAATTAATATGTACTTCTTATTAATGCTTCCGTTGCTGTATTCGGAGGCATGGTTATTAAAAAGGTCGTCGTGGATGTCTTGTCAGACCCAAAATCAAGCACCGCTATCGACTTGTTGCCCTTGCTTGCGTTGTAAATCAATGCACATCTAGCCGTTATAGCCCCTGTCCAAGAAACATCTGGGAAATCTACGTATGCCGTTGTCCCAGAAGAAGACACAGAAACAGGAGAAAGGACAGATCCTCCTGCCGCGTAATTGCCCCCACTTGCCTCGTTCGATGCCGTATAAACAGTTGTATCTGCGTTTAAATTTGCATCCGCTGTGTATAAGGCTATCTTTATGGTGTCAGTTGTCAAGTCATGAACGCCCTTGTACAACTCTTCCTTAAAGCTTGTGGTCTGTGTCTGGACGATGCTCATTAATTCACCTGCAATCTGACCTGACCATCACGATAAGCATCCATACGCTGTTTGCCATCTCCCAGATTCTTGAGCAGAGCAATGGACTGCGTATAACGGTCTTCGTACAACCCTCTGTCTTCAGGCAGGACTTTCATATATGTCAACGCTTCCAACATCGTGGCATTGAACAGGGCTGAGTCAAAGTTGTCTCCAAGCCAAGTCGTGCCAGATGCGTTGGTTACTGTGCCGACGGTTACCGTAAACCCTGATCCCAGACCACCAATATCTGCCGCGTCTGCGCTCAACACATCGTTAGTGACGTAGTAACAACCGCCGTCTACCAAGCTGACAGAGGTAATGATGTTGCCAGAAATGATGATGTTGACCAAAGCGCCGTACCCTGTGCCGTTGGTCAAAGGCACATTGAAGTAGGTTCCGTTTGCGTATCCCGTTCCAGCATTGGTAATAGACAAGGTTGAAATCGGGCTTTGAACAATCGAATCCGGGTAGTAGTAATAATGCAGTTCTGCCCCATAGTTGGCATCAGGGGTAGGACCAACGATGAATGTCAGTTCATTAACATTCGATGAGACAGGACCAAACAGGGCGTAGTGTTTTGGCTTGCCGGTGTCTGATGGACCGGGATATGCCTCGCGGATGAAGTTCACATCCTTGTTCAGCAAATAGGAGTAATCCCCGCCGCCATTGGGATAGATTGCTAGGGAATACACAGAGAGGAAGTCTGTCGGGCATTGGAGGTACTTATTGCCTGACGTAAGCGTTCCCGTCACGTTCTTTCTCAGGTTTGCAATCTGCACCGTGTTATAGATGCGCTGCTCTGCCTGACGTATGAACGTGTTTATGATTCGCGGGTTAGACGCATAGTCAAAATCGTTTTCCGCGTAATCCTGAACTGTGCTGACAAGGTCTGCGTAGTTCATTTATCACCCCATTGGACCACGCGCCATCACACCCTTGGTTGCTGCACCGGTGCCACGAATCTTGATGCCAGAGGTCTTGTCGGCTGGGTAGTTACCCTTGCTGATCGTGCCAACAGAAATGTCCATGTTGTCCATGACCTTCGCGCCGGACTCGGTATTGACCTTGGGCTTGGTTGCCTTACCAGACATATCATGGGGTGCGGCGTAGGTGCTGGCTTGACCGACTTCCTTGCCACCCATTTTGTGACTGAACTTAGCCATTATCGACCCCTTCCGGTAGAACGCTGGTTCATGGCACGAGCCAAATTACGCCCATATTTCTTCATTTCTGAGCTTGTCACGCCGCCTTTGCTCATTTTATGCATACGTTTTTCATGCGCCTTGACTTCCTTATCGGCGATCTTCTTAACTTCTGACTTATCCATGTTTGCTCCTTATGTCACACTTACAGTCGCGTTTCCTACCAGCGCCTTAGACACCAGATTATTTGGTGTCAAAACGGCATCGTAATTTCTAGAACCACCAACCGGATACCAGCCCCATTGAATATCCCGTGAGCCACCTGTGGGGTATCCGGCATCTCCACCATTCGGGGCATCCTGTAGACCGTTTAAACCAGCGGTAAAGTAGGTCGTATCTGGACGCGGTTCCCGGACTGCTTGCGGATCATCCACTGGGTACATACCCAATTGCAACTGAGGATGATCAGGAGACCAGCACTCGTCACAAACTTTCAATTGGTACAACTTTGTTTTAACAACCTCATAACGAAGCTGCTTAAGTTTAAACCTAAAACCGCAAATATCACACTGGGCAATGCTCCATTTTCCAGAGGAATATCTGTTTCCCATCAGTAATAACTCCCACCAATGAAAGTTGCCCTTGGGACAAGTCTCAGAGCAGCTTTTTCCCGGTCTTCTCCTGCCGCCAGATTGAACTGTTCGTCATAGACAGCCTTCAACATATCCAGCCTTGATGCCATTTCTGGGATCTTCATGGCGATGTAATAAGCCAATCCTGCGACTAGGCATGGATAGAACCTGAAGTTCATATCTGCCGTCTGGACACCGTTACCCGCATCCTGCACCCTGCGCAGTCTCCAGTAGGCAAGCGTGTAGGTCTGGGAGCCATCAGGCGTAGGCCAGACAGTAACGGCTGGAAGCTGCGGCGCATAGACCGTTGTGCCAGTGGTATGGGGTGCGGCGGTCGTGTTGTTCTGACCACGGAATATATTCATCAGGACGTTGCCAGAAATATAACCATAGTAGATGTCTTCACTGTCGATCCGGATGTATCCACTTGAAGCTAAGTTATTTGTGGAACTTAGGGTGATCGTGTTGTCTGTGGCAGTAAGGTTGCCAACCAAGGTAGCCCCGGCAGGACCAACCTGACCAGACAACCGCTGTATCCAGATCTGAATTGGACGAGCTTGAGTGAGCTTATTTGGGATTGTTGCGTAGGTCGATGCGCTGATGCGGCTGATGTTTAAATCAGTTTGCAAGTTCTGCTGGTTGGCGTTCGTACGAATAACATGCTCTAACAGGTCAATCGTGTCTATAGGTAGTGGGTATGTGTTTAAACCTTGCTCGAACGTAATCGTCCCTTGCTCGATTGTCCACATGTTGATACCACGGTTTGCCCACTCAATCGTCAAAAGGTTCATGGAGCGACGGGCAGTCTTGAGATCGTAACCGCTGCGCATCTCGCGCCCAGCCCTCTCCCACGCCTCCTCGGCGATCTCCGTGAACTCCATATTGAAAAGGGTTGAGCCGGTAGTAGTCATGGTTTAGCCCAGTTCTTCTTCTGCCATTATCTCTTCTGCAATCTCTCTGGATTCGTCTTCCAAGACTTCTTCCAGACCACAAAAGCATGGGTTATCAAATTCTTCTTTTGCCGGGCAATCTTTAGCGTGGTAGTTCATTTTGCTGCCCTCATGTTGTCAACCAGATTGGGGTAAGGTCTGCCAGCAGCTTTTGCCATTGCCTTGGCTTTTGCCTTTTTGGCTGGGCTAAGTTTCTTTGGCTTCCCTAGTCCTTCCGGGCGGGGCTTGTTCCAAACCTCACCGCCTTTGGCGTAAATCTCAACTGGGTAATTGCCATCCCTTTTTTTAACA